AGAAAGACCAGCAACGTATTTCTTTGGCAGACCAGTTTCTTTATCTTTTGCTACTCTTGGAAGATTACTAGTATCACCTTCATGAAGATCTTTATCTGCACCATGATAAGTTCCAGAACCTTTACCAATGTAAGAGTTTACACGAGCCATGCCCCATTGTTGTGGCGTAGTTCCTGGACGATGCCCAGAATTCCATGCTGCCATACCACGATTATATACCTTGCGTAGTGTGCCGATTGATATTCCAGATTTACTTGCTTTTGCTGCTAATCCTGTATTGGCAGTTTCACATATTTCTTGTTGGTAATCTTTAAACGATAACATTACTTATCTCCAAACTTCTTAGTTTTTAATAGGTTAGCCTTGGCAAACTCAGCACGATTAACCAACTTGCTTGGTTCTTCTTTACCTTCATGCTTTGTGTTAACAACGAAACCTTCTGGCTTAGACTTCTTACCAGCGATGTGGTGATCATAACCACCTTCATGAGTCTCAAGAGATTTAACCAAATGATTCTTAGCCTGAGCCAAGTGGTGGTGTTGAGCCAGTAGATTACCGTAGTGTGCTTTATTCTTTTCCACATGAGCAACCTGAGCAGCACCTTCAGATGTTTTCTCTGCTTTGGATTTCTCAGTCTTTACCTTTTCTGCTTGTTTAGCATGATGATCAGTAAGATGTTGTTGGAATCCCTTTACGTTTGGGACTTCGTCATGACGAACTGTCTTGTTAATATAAGTCCCAAGGTGACCAGCATCACCAGAGTGTTTTGGGTGCACTGCGTTATACATTGCATGACCATGAGTGTCATGAATTTCTTTTGCAGCTTTCATGTGCTTTTGGAACGCATGTTCATTCTCATCACTATGAGATACTTTGCTAGTATCATGCTCAGCACCATGCATGTGAACATCTGGATGTTCTTTGAATGATTTAAGATCTGGATGAGGACTTACCTTCATGGAATGAATTTCATCACCATGGTATTGTTGATGAACAACTACACCAACCTTGGATCTTTTAATCTTATCGGCTTCTTTACCATGAGCAGTATAAGTGATAGTGTTTGGTGTAAATGAAACCTTACTTGCTTCAGTTAGAAAACCTTCTGTAAGATGATGGTCTTCTTTGGTATGCATTAGATCGCCTTGGTAAACACCTTTCTTTGGCGCAACCTTTGGTAGATGCTTCAATGCAGTTTTAAGTTTAGAAGCAAGACCTGGAGCATGACCATGATTCTTATCGATGTCAGCTTCAGTGTGATTGATCTTTGGATCTTTGTTGAAAGCAGATTTAGTGGCAACGAAAAACTTACCAGTCTTTGGATGGTGTCCGAAAACGATAGAAGGTGCACCATCATACTTCATGGTTAGGTTGCTAGACTTGCTACCAGACTTCATGTGAGCATGTGCTTGCATTAGTGCAGCATGAGCATGCTCAAATCCAGCATGACCATGCATCAATGGACGATCTTCTGGATGAGTAATGTGCTTTAGCTGCTTGCCTTCTTCAGCTTCTTCTTTTAAAAATTCTGCAAAGTTTTTCATTTGTCTTCCTATTAAAGTTCCATCTTGAAACCGATTTTGTTACCACCTGGATTACCAGCATTACTGTGATATTCAAAAACGAAGTCGCTATTTTTGAAACCCTTTAGTTTATAATTAAGGGTTTGAGAATTTGATTTAATGTTTACATATAGTTGTTCAACATTCATGGCTTTACATGCTTGTGTTAGAAAACCTTTATATGATTTATTGGCATTTACTTCATCAACTAAACTATATGCCATGGGAGATAGTATAATACCACATCTTCTGGCACCTGCTTCATTTAAAATCTTTTGAATGTTTTCTGCAGGTACAGTTCTACCAATCTTTGAAAATAATTTCTGATTCAATATATTGAATAATACTTTACCATCTTTGTAGGTTTTTAACCATTCTTCAATATCGTCTGATGTATAAATTTTCTTACCAATTACATTACCAACTTCAGTATATGCAGTTGATCCAAAGTGTTTGCTGGCAAGAATAATAGATTCAAGTCCATTATTGTTTACAATGGTACTCATGAAGGTATGAACCTGTTTATCAGTTCCTGTAAATGGTTTGTCTTTTATGGTTTCCCAAATGGCGTTGAGTGCTGGAGCAGCACCTTTGTCTGCTTTGGCAGAAACTTTTAATTTGATACCATTTGGATATCCAACATAGTAGTCAACTAATGGTTCGTTGCTTCTTGCTGGGAATTCTACAAAGGAAAGTTTAGGATCGTAATTATTTAGAAACCACCATGCGCCAGCAAGTTCACCAAAGTCTTTGGCAATAATTGCTACGTCTTTATCTGAAATGGCTTTAACATTTTGGCTAAGAGTATTGTCAGTCTTAATACTCTTATCTAAAAATTCTTTGAGGAATGATTTGACGGGTAATGGTGCAACTTGCGAATTTGTTATTGCTGCAGTTACCGTTCTGATGTAATCTGTCTTGTTAATTTTCTTACCACCAAGACCAAGACCATCTGGGGTTAATGCTTTATTTGGAAGAGTTTTTACATTAGTTGAATTTGTCGCTGACACTAATCCAGGTTTTTGTAGGTCATCAAATTTAACTCTACAACTCCAAAGTTTACCACCGACCTTAAATTCTATCAATGTTTTAGCATCATAAACTTTAACAGATTTAACGACTACTTGAGTATTTGCTGGCACTATTCCAAGTTTAGAAGATGAGTTCTTTGGATCGAACGCATCAGTTTCTTTCTTTACGGAAGTTGTTATATCACCCTTACCTTGGTAATATTTCTCCCATGCTGCCTTGCCAGTAGTTGCCATTCGTTATCCATCAATAAAGTTGTTACTATATTATTTAGGATACTTTTGCTCTGATATACTTACGATCCCACTTAGCGATCTGTTGAACAATCTTCTGTGGAGATACGTTGTTTCTAAAGTCGTAGTTGAACGTCTTAAGGAAGTAGTGTAGGGTTTTTGAATCACGATGTTTCTTACAGCGATTTAGTAAGTCATCGATAGGCACATTTGGACGATAGGTTTTGAAGTCCAAATATACGCAGTGAGCGTATGCCTGTATCTCATCGAACTCGGAAAGATAAGCACGTTCTGCGTCTTTCTTTTCGATTCCGATTTTCTTGTAAGGAACAACGTAGTTGCTCCACTCATCGTCTCTTCTATGGAATTGCATGAAGTGAATCAACTCATGCATTAGAGTTTGGATTAGACGATATTTAAAAGCATCCCAGGATTTATCTGTAAAGGGAAAGCCATCGAAATAGGTAGTATGAATCATCAATACGCATTGACGCTTCTCTGGATCATACTCACCACCTACAGCTACGTAGGTATCATACAACTTTGAGTTGGATTTTTCAACATTCCATTGTATCTTGCAACGCCATTTCCTGACGTAATTAACCAATGCCTTACTATTATTTCTGCAGTTGTCAAGATCCTTCCAGACTTTTGCAGGAACAAGTTTAGCTCTGAATGGTCGCTCATAGAAGTTAAGCAGTTCCATCCAGTCCGAATTGTAGGTTTCTAGGAATCTCATTGTACCCTAGAAAGCAATTGCTATTTGGCTAAGTGACCCTCCAAAAACGCAAGAACTTTCGCTTGCTCCTCTAAGTTAGTGTTTGCAAACTCAGTAATATAGGACATCAATTCAAAATTCGACAGTATATTGTTATATTTAGTAGCCCGACCTTTTAAGAATATCTCGGATTGGTCGGAACCACGATCCTGATACCGTTGCTTTAGTAGAGCATCGGGAACCTTTAGATAGACTACCTGAAGATCTGCAGGAAGAGCCATACAGAATTCTAGGAAAGACTGATTGAAGATTCTATCACCTTCAAAGAGGATATTGTGATTCGTTTCTTTAACGAATTCCTGAGCCACTGGTTGAACAGCCATACTTAAACGATCAGTTCCCGCAAAGGTTTCACCATCTTCATACTTACCTAGGATATAAGTATCGATCTCTTCACAGTAAAGAGCATTGAGCAATTTCTTTGGTTCGCATTTACGCCATTCGTAGTTCTCAATAAACTTACGGAACAGAGTTGTCTTACCAGTTCCTGGTTGGCCACCAACAGCAATAATCTTACGCATTTTGTGCATCCTTAATCAATTGTTCAAGTTCATCTTTTGTAAATACCCAAACTCTTCCTCGAAACGAAGTAACATCCATGACTGGATCTTTAACCTTAGTAAAGGACATCTTCTGTACAATTCTTTCTGCAGTACGAGTAGTCAAGTTAAGTTTGATATGGTTAGCAAAGTCAACATCAGCAGTTCTCAATGTCATTAACTCCTGCTCTTGAAGTTTATGCTCAACGACTATCTGATTCATTTCATAGGTATCAAGTAGATAATCTAAAGATGCTTTTGGTATGTGCATCGTACCAGCTGTTCCAGTGTTTGTATATACTGTTGTACCTGCAGTTATAGATCCGAATGGCATAGGACCACCAGAACCACCTCCACTTATAGTAATCGTATCACCTATAAGTGTTTTAGTTGATGTCATGTGTGAATTGTTGTTAATCATGCGAATGCCTCCAGTCCAATGCTAATCTCTTGTTCATCATCAAACATCCAATCAAGTCGATCGATGTTCCCGCTACTTACAAATGCCTTAAACTTTTCTTTGTTGATACCAAGTTTGTTATCCAATCTTAGATCGATGGTTTCGTTGCGAGCATCCCAAAGGACTTGCCACTCAATACCATACCAACCATCTTTCTCACACTGCATAATTTCTTCTGCTTGTCTGTCAAGATAGTAACCAAGGTATCGCCCATGATGTTCACGAAAGATTTTCTTGAAGGAACACAGACAAGTTTCCATGGTAAAGTAATCTATCTGACTGGCCAGTTTAGGAAACCTTTCTCTCATTTCAACAATAATGCTTTTGCTATGTGATTCAAGGTCTGCATATTCCGCTCTAGTGAGTTTTCTATCAATATCGTCAGCTTTGCCAAGGGCAAGAAGTAATCCATTACGATGAGAACGGGAACCTTCATAATCATCCAACATGAGAGTAGTAGGCTGAATAGAAACACCAGCAGTATGCTTGAGGTGCTGTAGATAAAACCAAGTGGAATATCTACCAAATTTGTGAAGACTGTTTTTAAGTACAGTCCACAGCGCATCAAAGTTTGCTTCCTTGTTGGTGCCATAGTAGGTTTCGAGTCTTTCACGTTGAGTTCCACTTCCTATAAATTCTTGATAGGAAGCAAACATGGTAGGAAGATGCCCTTTGTTCCACTTCGTATCAGTTTGATACCTTAGCCTTTTATAATTTGCTGTGTTCCACTGAGTCATTCGATCAACAGTTGCTAGTTCAAAGTCTGGAAATTCATTCATCAGTACCCAAGCAGTTGGGAGATGGTATGTGTTTCCGTAAAGCCAGCAAAGCCACAATCGTTGTTCGTCATTGTGCTCATAGCGTTTGTTGAGATAGTTCGTTGCCCATACTGCTGGGTCACAATCATCGTATTGAAGTGACCATGCGTACCATCGAATGAATGATTCTCTTGGGTTGTTTCTATGATCCATAAGTTATTATACTACGAAAAGACTTGCAGGTCAAGATTTTGTTTGGTTGCAATATCAAAGATCTCAACACAACCACCCTTACCTTTCTTGTGAATTGCATTGTTGATCATTGAGTCATGGTAGTCATAGTCGCCTTCTGTAAAGGTATTACCATCAATGCGAAAGATTGACAGTTGACAACCACTCTTTTGTTTACCCCAAAACTTAAAACCAATCTTCTCATAGAAGCCAACTGCGTCAACCTCAGATGATACTCTAAAATATTCTGCTCTGCGTTTCTTTACCTGACGCAATGAATCTTCACATAGGACTTTGGCTGCACCTTTACCTCTATGCTTTACAAAGGTATGAAGTAGTTGAAGGTTGGCAACGTAGGGTTTACGCTTTGAGATTGTAGTAATGATTGCAGCCATTAACTCACCACTATCATCAAACGCACCCCAACACTCATCCCATTGTCCTTGCATATCTGCCTTTGCCACGAATGTACGAGCAAAGTTATCACCCTTCTCAGATGATATGGCTGCAATGAATTCAGCACGTGAACATTTAGACAACTTCAACGTATGTCCTCACTTTCTCTCCACGACCTTCTGGGTGTTTTGTTTTCTCCCAGCCGATGAATTGTGGTAGACTCCACATCATTGGAGGGAATGTGTAGTTGTTTGATGAAATCATTTCAGCAACAGTTGGTCCATCATTTATAGCAGCATGTAGGAAGTCCTGAACAAATCGAAAGCATGATTCAAGTTCATTGCGCTGCATTGTGCCACGAAACAACCGAAACTCAACAGTGTCAATATGCTTCAATGCGTACATATTAATTGCATAACGAAATGGACGACCCATTGATACGCCATCTTTACCTGCAGCATGCATCTTAACAAAAGAATCAAAATCAGTTGCCAGATTGATAATGTTATCGCTCATGTAATCTGGCAACGCACGACCACCATCAAACTTCAAATACATCTTAGCACCTTTAACACCACGCATCTCATTGTGCTCAAAGAAACCATACACATGCTCAATGGTAGTGTGTTGATTTTCTTTGATGTATTTGGTAAGTCTCTTTAGCGCATCAATGTCATCTCGAAGTCCAGGTACTCTGCAGTGTATGTGTGAGTGGCAGGTTGCACCAACAGTAGGTGGTGTACCATTATCTTCAAAGAGTTTCTGGAGTTCGAAATAACGATCGACTTGTTCCATCCAAGTTTTGGTTGGCTTGGTATTAATCTCACCACCAACTGGAGGGGTTTCACCTAGAGGATCTGCACATACGTATTGGTATGGTTCTCGTAGGTTTATGATATCTCGTTCACTAAATTCCCAAGTGCCAAGATGTTCTGGAATTGAAAAAGAGCGAGGCACATCACCCCACTCTATTTCCATACCG